GAATGGGGCTGGTCAAACTAGGCAACATGCTTGGCAAGTTAAGTATGGAAGAGGCCAGAGAAATACGGGACGAATACGACGAGAAGGTTCCTTTTATACGTACATTGGCATCTACTGTAATGAAACATGCTTCTTCTCAGAAAGAATTACACACCCTGATGGGACGCAAGTGCAGATTTCCCATGAGAGATAAAGGGTTCCGCGCCAAGATATCCCCTGTCCACGTGGATAAGCTGGAAGAAAGATGGCGTGATATAATTGCCACACCTGAAGCCGAGCGGCAGGAATACTGGAGGGACCATGACCCTGATAAGTACCAGGTCGCGTTCACGTTTAAGGCACTTAACCGATTAATTCAAGCCTCCAGTGCGGACCAGACCAAGAAAGCTATGCAGGACTGTATGGGAAGTGGGTACATACCAATGCTTACGGTTCATGACGAGTTGTGCTTTTCCATTGAGGATGACACTCAGATCGAAAGTATTAAATTATTAATGGAGAACTGTGTGACGGATATGAAGATACCGTCACGGGTTGATGTCGGTATAGGAGAAAACTGGGGGGATGCGAAGTAGTTAGTGGCCTTTTGAAAAAGGTATCCATTGGTTTCCGGTACCAACAGTACAGGAAAGTGAATCCACTCCCGTAAGGACCAAGGTCCATGATCCTTCGTCAGATACAAACAATTCAAAGAGATATTTATTATTAGGAGGGGCAATCAGACCTTGCCAAGTTAAATGTTCTTGGGCTTCTGAGGCCAATAGAGCCACAAAATAATCTCTAGGTACTCTTGGATGGTTTAAACAGGGACTTATTGCCCAGGCAAAGGAGGGGAACATGACCAACAAAAAGGCCAGCCACTTCATTGTCCTATCCACTTGTAATGGGGGGGTCTGTAGATTTAGGAGTTATACTACCAATCCCCTCACTCGCCATATTAAGATACTCGTTTGGATCCACCCTACGGCTGGCAGCCAGGGAAACAATGGCTTGCCGAATGGGGATCCCACCGGAAGTAGCCACCTGTTGTGCAGTCTCTGGGCTTTGATATGCCATACTAAGATCTTTCTCCTTGGCAGCAGTCTCCATCCGCTATGCACTTGCAATCAGCGCATTGGTAATGACCATGGACAAAGATTTTTGGTTTATCGCAGCCGCACTTAGGACAAACTGGACCAGGTCCTCCCGTCGAAGCGGCGAGCGCTATTTCTGTTTCTAGTTCCGACATAACTGCAATGCACCCATCCTGAGTGGGGTTCCCCTTCCTTGTAAAATTCCAGTATCAATTGATCGTAAGTTAGCTCATTAATAATCAATCGTGCCACATCTATGTTCGGTATTCCCGGAACCTCGAAGTCAACCGCTTGACCAATTATATGCTGTGACCTGTCCGAGGACCCTAGTAACTGGTTAAGATCTATACACCTGTAACCACTTGAGGGAGTAAAGGGGCGACCATAGTGCGTCCTCACCGGCTCAAGAATATTGGTGCATACTTCCTTCAGGTTCTTTATCGACTCCTCATCTGGTGTGTTGTCTATTCCGTTTCGTGTTGCCGTCTGCGACTTGGTTAACTCCCATAGGGAGAAGTGGTCGGATAGTTTCATGTGATCATTGGATCTCCAGTTAATTTAGCTTCCTCCCTTGCGGCTAATACCCGTATGGCTCTTTGTTCAGGTGTTTCCTGTGCTTGTGCCTGTGCTACTTGAGCAAGAGCTTGAGGAGGAGCAGCTTGAGCGGGGGGGATTCCAAGTCCGCTCCTAACTTGGGCTGGTAGTCCTTGAACAGCCGGCCCTATTTCCTCAGATGTTTCCTTGAGGAACTCCATCCCAGGTTGGATTATTTCCTCACTAATTGTTTCTCGCGTGTCAGCGGAGGGTTGTAACTGAGACAGTGTCATTAATCGAGCTTCTTGGGCAACACGTTCACGTATCTCCATCATTAATGGACTAGCTTGGTCCACATCTGCACCAGCCCTTAACCCTTGTTGATACAGTCGTCTTCCACCTTTAAGCCCCATTACTCCTGCTTGGTATCGGGGTTTTAGTAAACTGTTTAACAGCCATTTTTGGCGTAGAACGCGGCCCATGGTAAAGATAGCCAAGGCTTCTCCCATGAAGTGAAGAGGTTCCGTGACCAATCTAAAACCAGCACCAGCAGCAAACGCGGCGGGGGCCAACCCGGTCTTGCTTCTTAGAGAACTATCAGAAATACGTTCCCCAAGCTTGGAGAATTGTATAAGGCTATCCACCGTGTCCTGACCCAATATTTTAGACAGGGACCCTGTGCCGTGGGAATCTGTTTTACCATTTAGATTCTGGATCGTCCTCCGCATGGCATTGCCCCATGAACCTGAAGCAATTGCATCTGGGGTAATACCTTCTGGGAAAGAAGTAGACACGATCCGCGCCATAACAGCATCTTTAAAACCACCAGCGGCCTCCAATTTGGGGATGCCAAATTCATTCACCAAACGGTCATAGTGATTTGGATTGGCTATAACGGATTCTACCAGATCGTCAGCATTCTGTAGTCGTCCCGTCCGTACAGCTTGGAACAACTTGTCGTCACTTTGACGAATTGATTCTTTAAGAATCCCCTGAAGATTGGCGATCTCATCTGCAATGGGTCGTTCCCCTACCGCCGTTGCCGCTCTTTGTCGGATAGCCGCCGCATCTCCTCTTAGAATTTGAGCGGTAGCATTGGCGAACTCCGTTTTACCAAAGCCCACCATGTGATAGTCCTTGAACAGACTTCTCATAGCGTCTGCGTTTTGCTTGCCGAATAGAGAGGTCTGAAGGCCCTCTCCTAATTCATCAAAACTCTGGGCGAATTTACCAGGGTCAAATGCCCCAAATCGGCTGGATGCTAGAGAGTTTTGTTCTAACCATTCTCTGGCTAATGAATCTCGGAAAGCGTTCCGTACATCTATGGGCTTGGCTCTTGCTTCCGCCATGTTTGCGTACTTGCCCATCATACGCATAAATTCACCTTGGACTTGTTTTCGGTATGGATCCATTTTGCCAAACTTGTCTGGCGCTAGATCTTCTATAAAAGCGGGGAGTCTTGGGAGCAACTCGTCACTTATTTGTGCGCTTTCTAAAAGCTTATTCGCTGCTCTTATTTGACCAGCGTCCACCAACGCGGCGGCTTCTCTGAAGACGGGGGCCTTGGCCTTTGTCAACCCTTCCATAGAGCGTCCCGTGGGGGTAATAAGTTTCAGGTAGTAATTCAGTTTCGCTGGGTTTCCAGGCTCAATAAGGGTTTCAAGAACTGGTTTTCCACCCACAAATAACCTTTCCTTAATGTTTTTATCCAGAGCTTCAGCCGCCCCGTCCTTAAACCTTTTTATTCCAGAAGCATGAACCTTGTTGGCTTTTTGCCAAATTCGTATTGCATCATCAAATTGTGCGGCTAATGCTGGATCCCACACTGGGCCAGCAGGATTCATCCCCGCCATAGCAGTTCCTTGGGGAGTTCTTAGATATGCCAATCCTTCCAGGCGATTTGTTATTGTATTATTTATTGAATCTATGAGATCTCCAAAATGTTTATCGGTTATTCCGGGCATTAAGGTAGGATCCTTCGATTTCGTCCGAAGGGCCGCACGCAAGGAAGTAAGCTCATTTAACGTAAAACTGTCTTTACCTCTGATATACTGAAGCAGTCCTGATCTAAATGTATCTCCAAGCGCAGCACTTTGTGCTTTGTCAGATTCCATATTTCTAATGACGTTTTTCATAGGTGCTGCATTAAACGTACCTACGTTTACTCCTCCTGGTCGTTTAATAATTTGACCAGGTATTATACCAAGTTCTGCTTTGGCCGCAGAATTTAAGGTGTCTACCCAGTCAGCCTTATGAACTTTTCCAGTAGCATCTTTCCAAGGTACGCCTTGCTTGATCTCTCTTCCTTGATAAGACCATCGTCTTACTACTGTAGGTGCCACACTACCAGGAAGTATAAGGGCCTTAAATGCGTCGTCCACTTTGGAATAATAATGAGCGGAATCCTGCTCGAACATCCGTGCAGCTTGGTTTATGCCTTGTTCAAACTGGACATCCAGACTTCCCGGTTTGTACATCTTGAGTAGAATATCAAACTCGTTGTCTATGACTTTTTTGAGATGTTGATCCGCAAGACGAAGAGCTTCGTCGGCATCGGCGTTTTTCATGCGGTTATTTATTTCCCGGCTAATAATTTCGGCTTGACGTTGCAGACCACTTTTCGCTTCTGCTTGTGAAATAGCACCCCCGTAATAATCTTTTAGTAATTGATCCACATATTTACGGTTCAGTTCCGCTGCTTTGCGGTTCGGGAAGATACCCTCATAGATCGCCTGTAAACGACCCGTGATGGCTTTGCCGCTGACTTCACTTATAGTGGGACGTGCTCCTCCTTTTACTGAACGGCGAAGCTGAGTTTTCGCTTCTTCCCGTGCCATTAGTTCCGCACCTTTGCGACCCATCCCTCTAGCCATAAGTTCCTCTATCCTAGCTGCATCTGGCCGTGGACCAGGACCCTTGATAAGACGACGGCCTAACCCCCAAATGCCGCGTGTTATTCCTTCCCCCAAGCCATACAGAACTCCAGTAATGGCCATGTCTCCGTACACTTCCTTATCGGACTGTAGTTGAAGACCTTCATATTTCTTTTCAATAAGTTCATCAATCCCTCTGCCACCGGCACCCGCCGCTGCCATGAGAAGCATTCCAGGGCCAATGCCCACTCCGCTGAACATAAGTCCAGCCCCTAAAGCAAGCCCCAGAGGTCCGGCTTCTTGGCCGCCCAATCGAGACAGGTCATAGACCGAGAAGCCTTTCTCGTTGACGCGGATCGTACCTTCTTGCGGGAGATTGTATTGGTTCTTTAACTCTGGGGATATCTTATCGAGCAAAAGAAAAAAATCATCGTGGCCTACTTGCTCATAAGTGCCTGGACCAAATGTTTGTTCCAACCGGAGAGCACGTTCATCATCTCTATCCGCTCTACCGTAAAAGAACTGAAAGCCGTGGTCCTGTACTTCACCCTCATTAGTAGGGACGGGTACTTCGACTGCTTCTTGCTCTATTTCTTCTTTAGGAGCGGCCCTAATTATCCGTTCGGATAGGTCAGGGAAATCACTTGGGGTTGCTGATTGAAGAACCGTTGTCTGAATAGCTAGTAACTCTTCCTTAGTTGGTTCATCCCCAGCTATCTCAAAATCTACAAACCCATCTGGTGTTTCAACATTAATAAAGCCCATAATCTATCTCAATCAGGAGGTTGATAATGCTTAAACATATATCGGGTAACTCCATCCTCACCCACTACAGGTTCATACATTAATTCAGTAAACTTGGCAGCTTGTTCAGAAGTTAGTTGTGGTCTATCCACCGTGGCGTATATTCGTTCCGTAGTCCGTCCTATTCCCTCAAGAGCTTCTTTTCGGATGGGTTCCAGCATGTAGCTAGCACTTCTCTCCGCTCTATCTATATAAATCCCAAATTCTGTTTCGATAGTATCCATGGTGATTATGGAATTATTATAATTCTTTAAGATTCTATCCCTTATCCTTCCTAATTTGTCCGCAACTATTTGTGGATCAGCAGTAATCATAGCTCTTCCGCTATAAAGTCCAATTATTTCCCTAGCAAGTTCTCTATCAATATTGGATATATTTTTGGAGCCCTCCCCCAAAATTTCTCTAATAAGCAGATTGGCTAATTCGTTCTGTTGGGCAATAAATTGTTGGGTTTCTCTGCCTTCTGCTGCGTACTTATCAAATAAAGAGTATTGTCTGCGAATATTTTTTAGACGGGCTTTTCTGTCTTCCGAAAGTGCTTTCCCATTTTCATCCCTGGCTGCTTCGATATCTGCATCTGTTACCTCACTCATATTCTCAATTTGTTTGCCGTCGCCGCGACCTATATTAAAGGCATTGTAAAACTTGTTTACGCCAACCTTTAAATAAGTCCCTAAACCAGTAGTCTGTCCGCTTTCAGTAAGGGCAAGGCTTGCATCTGTTAGGGCCAACTGGGTGGCATAATCTGCTGTTCTAGTAGCGGCATCGAGGTAGGTTTCTTTTTGGGCCTTGATATATGTATCTGATGGTCCGCCTTGCTTAGTTGCGCCAATCATGACTCGCATAGATTTAACTGCTTGATCCGCTGCATACTCTGCATCTGCTTCTAGTCTTGCGGCGGCTAGTGCTATACCTTCTACTTGTCCGTCATAATCTCCGCTGTGAATATCAGCATTACTAAGAAAGAATGAAGTTCCTTTTTTCGCTCGTATATCACCATTTGGCCAAAATACGTCTTCGGTGGCCACAATCTCCCGTACTTCGCGGCCTTCCTTATCCATGGCACGTTGATGCGCGACATCCCTATCTACGGCCTCAAGTGCATACTTCGCGGCTGAGATCTCAACTTGTTGTTTGTAAGCTCGACGTTCCTTCTCATCATCGGTAAAGTTATCAATAGTTGCGTATACACCATTGGCTACGTTGGTAATGGCATCAGAACTTTGACCAGCCGCAATCGCCATACCCATCTTTACGATGTCCATTCCTTTTTCCCACTCAGACTTGCCTTCGTAGTCTGGCATCGCATCTGTAAACCTCTTAATGTAGTCTTCAACTGACGTAACACCAGCTTCCTCGCTTTCCCCAAAAGCTGCTACCACCGCATTTGCTGCTGTTCTATCGTAGGGGAGTCCTTCTCGTACATCTGGAGGTTCTTCTCCAACAGTGGGTGGAGGAACAGTTTCTAGAGGACGAATAGGAGCGTCTGGCTTTTCGGGGGGTGGTGGAGGTAAGTCTCGGTCAGTAACCTCCGCTCCTGGCCATAGTTGATCTGGCGCCTTTCTCATAGCCACAATATCTGGTACTCGATGCGCTGTATCTTCAGTACTCCCAGCGACTACTGGAGCCTCCGCTATGGCTATCTCTTGGTCCCCCACCTCATCCACACGGGCCAAAAGATTTTGAACATATCCGCTTCCCTTACTAGCGGTTAACTCTTGAATAAACGCTAATTGTTGATCAGGACTGTCCATCATTCCTTGGTAAGTCCTGAGATCGTCAGCCAATCCTTTCTCCCCTAGAATTGTTACTCTAGCTTCTTGTTGAGTTAGGGGGCTTGTATCCGCTATTATTTCTTCAGCACGTGTAATGTCAGGCAAATCTGTAACACGGCCTTCTTGAGAAATACCCTGCATACTGGTGGCTTCTTGTGTCTTCTGATTGTAAAATGTCTCTGATATAGCAAGCCGATATTCATCTGGGCTCATATTTTGACCTTCTTCGGTGGCCATGAGTGCATCAGAGATTTGTCCTAATTCCACGGCGTAGTCTGGTTGAGCCGCTATCATATTGGTGAAGGCCCTAGTCTTTCCCCAGCCCAATGCCTTATCATCCTGTTTCTCAAACAGAAAACCAATCGAATTTCTAAGGGTTTTCCCTCCGTGGTATGTCAAGCGGGTCCCCAATTGTCCAAGAAAAAGCGCTACATGCGCTGGTAGCGAGGCACCCATCTCCGCATACGAAGGAGCACCTTCCCCAAACCAAGACTCTTGTGACACTAAATTTTCTTCAAGAGGCGGGTTCATAGAATGAAGCCCTGCGTCTACTTCAGCAGAATATGGGAACATCATATTGTACCGAACTTCTGCTGGCGACGTAGTACTTGTTCCTGTTGGGGACCATTGCATATTCCTAAATGGCCCTATATCGATGGTTTCAGTCCCTGGTCCACGGGTGGTTGTGGGAGGGAACGCCATTGCGTAGGATTCGTCAGGTGTCGCAGAATCCACATACTCGTAGCTAGATGCTTTGGGAGTGTCACGAAGACTCGGATCCGCCTTTACCATTCTTCTCCATTCTTCAGGAGTCACGTCAGGATACCCCTGAGGGTATGAACCCGTTTCAACTCTCCTCCCTATACCTATTCCTGGTCGATAAGATTGGCTACTCCCATGTGGGTGGGCGTGAGCCGTACCCCCCATATGAAACCGGGCAACCCCACCCTGGTTCATGGACAGTGTACCACCGCCCTGTGGACTCATGGCATCCGCCGTTACTGCGTCGATCAAGGGGCTCGAAGAAGAAAGGATTCCGCTAGCCGCTGGAGGGGTGTCGGCCAACCCCCCACCACGGAACATTTTACGGTTTGCTAATACAGCCTTGATTGCACGTGCCATTACAAGTTCCTATGGGGTGAATAAAGATGCGCCAATTTGTCCAAGTGGATTACCAAGTCCCTTGTTAATTCCAAGTCCCGCGATCCCCGCTCCAATTGCTTGCGAGAACGGACTCGGAGAAGGAGCTACCGTCTGTTGCAAAGTAGACTGTGCGGTTCCAATTGCCGGCTTGAAAATATCACTGGTAAAGCCAATCCGCTGGAACGGCTCAAAGGCTTGTTGTAGCGCAGTTTGTCGTTCAGCATCCCTTACACGTTGTTCTTGTGTTTGTTGGAGAGCCCCTAATTGACTCTGGAGTTGTGCCTGTTGTCCAATCAATCCCTGACCCGCGCCAGCAAGACCAGCCTGTTGAGCACCGAATTGGCCGATAGCCGCCCCTGTACGAATGCCTTCTTGCGATTGCGCCTGTCCGAGACCCGCTAACAACTGGGAAATTCCCTGTTGACGTTGCTGCTGGCTTTCAAAAGCGGTTTGCGCGGCGTTCTGTGCCTGGTTAAAGTTCCGTGATAAATCCTCAAAGACGCGCCGACTCTGGACATCCAATAAGTTGCGGGTGAGCTCAGACTGCATAATCCCCTGCCTCGCGCCACCAAAGGCGCCGGCACCTACTGCTTGAGCGTTTAACTGATTCTGTTGGATGTCCGCTTGGCGTTGATACTCCTCCAGAGCTTCTTGAGTAACAGCTTGTTGATAGGGATCAAGAAAAGGTGCAAGACCAGCTTCAGTAGGAACGAATTGTTGCCCAGTGGCCTGTGCCGCAGCCGCTGCTTCGTCAAATCGAGCGGGGACTCCTGCCGTTCTCTCTCGAAGAGTTTCCAGACCTGTTCCAATGGTTTCCGCACCTGTAGTCAGGAACGGTTGGAACTGTCCAATACCAGCGCCCGTGGTGATAGCTTGTTGGGTAAGAGGATCAAGTCCCGCTACCTCAATAGCAGGTATATCGACAGGGGTTTCTCCCCTGGCAAAGGCTTGTTCCAGAATGCGCCGTTGGAAATCTTCCAGAAACGGAGCTTGCCGTATAATGCTTTCTTGTTGGGTTACGTCAACCATTACGCTGTCCTCTCATATCGGGACATAAGATCGTACATACGAGCGGCCCCCAGATCTCTGTTGCCATTCCCTATTCCTCGAACAGCGTCAGCGGTCATTACAAATTCTCCATCCGAAAGACGGGCGGGTATACTGTCGGAGGTCCCTGTACCGGGACCCGTGATCTCACCGCCCCCTTGTAATCTCATGATTCCGCCCTGTGCCGCTGTTAGAGATGGTTGAAGACCATGTGTAAATTGCGGTTGTTCCTCCGCATCCTCCAAGCTAATACCAGCAATTGTCGCTAACCGTTGAGGGGCGTAAGAGGGCGTCCCATACCATTGTGCGTATAGAGCTCGCGCTTTGGGGCTTTCTTTATTTTCTTCTAGGAGCCACTCCTCATATTTATTTACTAGATCCTGATTTCCAGAGGTGTATAGCTGCTGTTTACGTTCTTCCTCCTCTGGACTCATTACATAGGCCGCGATACCAAGAGCGGCTGGAATTGCTAAAGTCTTTGCTGCTTGACCAGCGAACTGTTTGGCGCCTTCCTTGGAGAAAATGGATGCTGCTTCTTCCTCTAGTTTTACTACAGAACCATCCAAAGGATTGATTTGGTAGGTTTGTCCATCATCGGCTTTCCAAGTATGTCCCGCGGATGGTTGAGTTTGGCCTTGTTGAGGAGCACCCGCTAATCTCGCGTCATATTGCGTGTAAAATTGTTCTCCTTGAGCGGTCAATAAGTTGTCAGAAGTTATGGCACCTTGTGATCTAAGGGCTTCGTATTGGGATTCTGGGATCCATTTAGGTTCTCCAGTCGAAGTTCGCACTTGCCGTACTGGTTCTTGACCCCCCACTTGATACATTTGACCACCAGTTAGATCCGTACCACTTGGGCCGGCTGTTCCAGAAAATAGTCCTTTTGGAGCTTGTTGCTTCCATGGCGTTTGGGTTTGTAATTGCTTACCACCATACCCTGCTTGGTATGGGGGTGGTATGGGTATGTTGGTGACAGGATTATATTTCGGGAAAAGACCACTTCGTCCGTAATTATAAGTAGTTGGCGCCCCCGCAGTACTTGGGAAAAAGCCCCCCGCTCCTAAAGGACCACCTTGACCCAAGATTCCTTGCGCTAATGGGTTAGCCGCAGCGGGTCCTCCGCCAATCAAAGGAATCCCTGTTCCAGAAAATAAATTACCAGCCGCCTGGAAGGGAGCCATTATGCCTTTACCCAGACCTTCCGAAAATCCAGAAACACCACCAGCCGCGCCAGGTTGTAGAGCCCCCATGACACCTTGTCCCAAGGCACTCCCCGCATAAGAGAAAGCAGCCGACTTTAAGACATCCCCCCACGATCCTCCTTGCAGCTTGGTAACAAGGCCCGAGGCTATCGGGCCACCAATGCCGGGCAAGATCAAGTTGCCCACGATTGGTGCAATGACGGGTAACGCCTTCTTGAATACTTTCTTTATGGCTTTGAATATCTTCTTGAAGAAAAACTCAGGCTGTCCCGTAATGGGGTTGATGGAGTTGAGGTTGTTGCCTACCACGTAGCGATTGGGATCCTCGATGCCCATCATACGCATCTGCCAGAACAACTGGTTCTTGAGCTCCGGGTTCGCGTCCAGAATTTCCGCTGGTACTACGGTTTCCCCCTCCGCAGCGTGAACCATGTAGGAATCACCGTAACGTCCCAGTGTCCCCAGACCAGTCGCTATGGATGCTATGGTGGGGTCACCGTTATATTTGGGTTGTGGATATTGCATCAAGATACCTCTAACACGCTGGCGAAGGCGTAGATTTTGGAAGCCGTATCGCAGTTAAGTTGAAGCGTATCGCCAGCCTCGAGAACGAAAGGCCCGGTGAGGGACGTGTCGGCTTCAGTACTCAGCGTATCCTTGCTGAGGATACATAAAACCGAGGCAGAGCTATCATTAATCTTGGTGTATACCACGATAGATCCACTATGACTATTATACAAATTTATAACTTTTACAATCGCTTCTGTCGCCGTAGGACAGGTATAAATTGTGACATCTCCCGTCGAACCCACCAAAGTAGGGATATTTTTGTAGGCGGAAGCCATTTCAGCCTAAAAACCAGTTTTTAGCATTAGTTTCGTCTTCCCCGGTTATTACCGCTGGAAAGTCGAATTTCGTAAGGGCCATCTCCAGGTCCCGCATAATTCGGGAGAAAGTATCCTGGTCATAGGTAGCCGGAACCAGTGGAAAGTTGTGGTCAAGTAAAGAGGCCATTATCTTCTCCCGTCCGGTCGGACATTGAGGCGGGTATCCCCTAAAGTCCATGTAGTATCCGTTTTGGAACTTGCAATTCGGAGAGTTGCGCTTCGGCCCCGGCACCGGACATTGGCTTGTGTCGTAGTTGCGGTGACCGTGGTCGAGGCTTCGGTTACTAAGCTGTCACCGGGGAAGGGCCTGGTTTTCAGGACATATCCCACCTCGGCATCGGTGCCGCTGACTACGATGTCGGGAATAACCTTATTGATAAATAGAAACTCGTTGCCATCCCCTATGTCAAAGTCCGCAGACTCAATAAAGGATTCCATTGCGCTTCCGTCATCATTCTGCGTGTTCTCATGGTTATAAATGTATTCTACGGAACTCGCAGACCCCGCTCCTCTGGGGTTGTCGTGAATACCAAAGTCTACCCACGCGGTACGGGAAAGAGTGCCAATGTCCCATGTATTTTCCGTGTAGTTAAACTTGGCATAGCGGTCTATTTCCGTAGCATCGGAGGACACATAGAAGAAAAAGATCTCGTCAAACATGCGGTTGGAACCAGCAAAGAACTTACGGCTTTGCGCCAGATTGATGTCATCAAAAATATACCGAAGTACCGTGCATGGGATCACTTCCGCTCGTCCCGTGTAGGTGTAGAAGTTCTCTCGATCCATCCAGAAGATCCGGTCCCCTATTGCTACCACCGCATTTGGAGAAATGACGGAGATGTTGTTGGACACCAGTGCGAACCCAAACGTAAAGGGTGGGCCAGTAAACCTCATGCTGTAGAGGGATACATCCGTCCAGATTAGAATTTCCTGTCTTGTCTTTTGGGCCGCTATAATCTCGGACCCTGTAGACAGCCGTTGGCTTCCTGATGTGTTGGTAGCCGTAGGGGTCCAATCAAAAGGAGACTCTTGGTCTGACCAGCGAACCATTAGTAAATCTTGGGTAGCTTCCCCTAGCGCATTGCAGCCAAGAGCTACGATATGCCGATCCGCACCGGAAACCATAAGCTGGTGCGTAACCGTAGGAGCATCAGAAGCACCCGTCTGGGATGCAAAAGTGGTGGCGCGAGCACCTAGCCCCAAGGTCTTGTCCCAATAGTAGGGGGTACTGTCTACCGGGCAAAAGGCAAGATCCTCCCCCCAATTATCCTGGGACCAAAGCCTCAACTGCAGGGTGGACGTACTCGCAGTAGCTCCACCAAAAGTGGTAAAGTCGTTGGCTTCTTTAACAATAGTGGTGTCTGCGTGAGCCACTGCTGTTGTTCCTCGAACTCCTCGTACCACCCCTGCATCCAAGGTATGGGAAGTTTTTCCTGTGTACTGGATCAACTCATCTTCGATCTGAATCAAACCAACAAACGTAACGGCTGCACTACTGCTATGGGTTGCAATAGTTGTGCTATCCGTGTTTCGAGTTAAATCACTCAGTACATTGCCCGTCTTCGTTCCGTAGCGTATTTTCTCGCTCCCTACAAGAATGGTTCCTTTGTCTGGGAACGCACTAGCGGAGGCAAGAGAAATAGTGTCACTTGTGAGAGTGACGTTGGCACTAAGTGTGCTGGAAGCCGTTTCAAAGTCTGTTGCACTGGTAAGTATAATAGAAGTAGCGGAATCTGAAATAAGCCCATTAAGCGTAGTCTGGGAGTAAGTAGAAGTTGGGCCACCAAAAAGACCCGCACCAAAACCAATACCTCCCACACTGACCGTCAAACCAGAATTAATTTGATAAATAGCCGTGGGGGTTCCTCCTCCTGCCGTAGACCCGGAAGAAGCGGAACCCGCTGTAGTAATGGTGTAACTGTTGGCATCTATAATCGTGATCTGGTGCTCGGTATTCAGTTGAGCAGCCGTGATTCCATCTGTCGTAGTTGCACCGGAAAAGGTTACAAAGTCATTGGTTACCGCCCCGTGACCGGGATCCGTAACGGTTACGATAGCACTTCCTGCATCCCCAGTTGTAAAGGGATTACTGGCAAGTGTCGCAGTTCTACGAACAGGGGTTACGTCGTTATAGGCACCCCCTTCCTCCACATAGAATTTGCTGTCTGTACCTACCCCCATATAATTGGCCCCATCCAGTGCCGACCATATGTGCAAGGATCGTGTAGTGCCTTCGATTGTATCGGAGCTAAGTCGGGTCCAGCCACCCATCTTCTCCGGGTGACCCTTCCGAAACCGGATTAGATTGGAGTCAAACCACCCATTTTCACTGGCATAGGAAGTGGCTTCCTTATTAACCCCTGGAACAAAAGTAATCTTGGTTAACGGCATCTAAATCTTCCATATTCGTACATCAGCGTAAACTTCCACAACACCGAAAGTACAGGCTACACCACCCGTACCACTGGTGCTTACACGATGTTGCAATTCAACGGACTTAGACCCTGAAAGCGTGAAGCGTCCATCCATAGTTGCTAAAGTGGTAATTAGGCCCCCGTCATCTGCATTTACACCAACGAGTAAGGTAGTTCCATCTGTGGTATTCTGTAATCGTAACTTATGAAGATCGCATTGGTCAGCGGGGGCAGAACAAGCAATATAGTAACTTCCAGCAGGGATAGTCATGGTACTGGAAGAAACAGAAACCCCCGTTATTTCATTAGTTTTTACAGTGTTAAGATCTCGTTTGGTCCAACTTCCGCTACTAAGACTTTGAGCAACAGTTCCATCGGATTTTTCATCGCGTACCTGGAAAAGAGCGGAACCAAAATTGTCACCAGCCGCAGCCCAAGCATTGTCGCCTCGAAGGAAAACACTAGACGAGGCTGTTCCCGTTGCGGATAGTTGGGCCACCCCAACCGCATCGTCAGCTACTTTTGCGAGAGTAACCGCATCATCCGCAATCATAGCGGTTGCCACCGTTCCATAGGAAGCATCCGTTCCATCCGATTGAAGAACCGTGTTTGCAGATCCAACAGCCAATGCCGCAGGATCTCCGCTGCTGTCACCGGAAATAATAGAACCTCTGGCTAATCCAGCCATCTTTGCCAGAGTAACCGCGTTATCCTGAATAGAAGCAGTTGGTACTCCAGCCGAGCCATTTACCTTGAACCCAGATTCCAGATCCGGGACCCCTGTGCCGTTCCCAGCCAGGGAGAGATCCCCGTTTGTGGCTAAAGAAGTAATGGAATCTACCGTCCACACACCCGCACTTGTCAAACGGGCTTTCTCAGCGGCTGTCGCACCACCGACCATGGTGTTAACAACCAAATCAAAATCTTCGGCCCCGGAAGAAACGTCTGTAGTGACGGATTGAATGGTATGCCCAATTTCATTGTTCCCAGCAGCGGTCTCCGTGGTAAATTCGATACCCGTACCAATACCAGCAGCGGGTGTGCCGCTACTCGTTCTTTTTACGATAAGAGGATTCAGTACTGTATTCGTGCCGCTATCTTCTTTTGCTGTGGTAATGCCAGCAGAAGAGGTTACTGCGCCATCCAAAGCAGAGGTTCCCGTTACTTCCAAGGTAGTGACTTGAATATCCGCTAAAGCGTTAGTTACGACAGCCCCACTTCCAGCCCCGTCGCAATAGACGATTACATTTTTGCCATTCTGAAGAGTAACATCTGCACCAGATCCTTGGCTAAAAACAAGCGAATAAGGACCACTGGAACCAGCGTCCGTGGTTGCATTCTCAAAAATAAACCATGCTTTGGTAGTATTGGGGGCAATCGTAATCGTGCAGAGTTGACTTAGAGCACCCGTGAACTTGATAACACGAAACATTCCATCTTGTAAATTTTCAGTGGCTTCCGCAGGAGAAGCTTCTCGAACCGTTAAGGTCGCAGTAGATGCATCGGACAGGGTTACTGCCTTGTACGAAGCAATACGATCCAGAATGTCTAGATTGAAGTTAGTGGTTGTCCCCCACGTACCAGCTTGGTCGCCTGTCGCAACAGCTTCAAAGCCGAAGTTGGTTGTGAACGTAGAAGCCATTGTCTTCTCCTGTAATTATGTTGGTTCCGTGGGCCAAGTAAACGAATCAGGCCATGCCGACATATCTGTTGTTGCGGGTAAATCTCGTAGAACTTGTCTGTAAGTCGCCCATTCCGCTTTCTTGTCCGCAGCCAAAGAAAACGAATAGTCAGATACTTGCGTCCAATCGGAAGCTGAAAGTTTTTCGTCCCTCTGCTCCCGTAAATGGCTCATATGACTTGCATCACGCGCAGCTATTTCCTCTGCCGTCATATCCCTTGCACGATGTATCAAAAGTACTCTGTTTTCTTCGACAGTAACTATATCTGTATTGAACGTCTGGTTGGTAGCAAGAGTAACATTTGTCTCCACAAGCGGAAGCCACCCAATGGTCTTGAGATATGCATTATTGCCGTTGGACAAATGTAAATTGGATACGTTGCCCCAGTTCCTTGGCAAACTACCCAAATAATCTACGCTGCCATCGTCTTTAACGTGTGCATACATCGCAACCGCTCCTTAATCTTTGCGAAAGGCTCTTCCCAACTTCCATATTTTTCCTGTCGGAAAAGAGTGACGCTATCATAATATGGTGTCACATCTCCCGGTAGCGCCCACAAGTAGTATGACAAAACAGGAACTACAATCCATGTTTCCACACCCATCGATGCTGCCAAATGTGCAACGCTGGTGCAGGAGCTTATTACTAGTTCACATTGGCTGATGGACTTCCTGGTAACTTGCCAATCATCTAACGGAGCTTGCCCCATCCACTCTGGTTTCAGCTCTGCATCTTTATCTCTCTGCAACGAAACACAAGTATATCCCTTAACAGCATCAAACATTAAACCAGCCGGGAAGAACCTGTGCTGTTCATGCTCAAACTTAGGATTACCACTCCACCTTACTCCTACACGTCCCGGTATTGGGTCAGCAGTACGATCAATATACGGAGTTCCTTTTAAATCTTCATATTCATATCCCAGGGGAACGACTGCCGACATCGAAGGAAGCCAGTAATCATGGTACGTTCCACACGCTGCATCATGTTCTACTACTGGAAAGTTCTCTGCAAACATAGGAGCTAATTCAGGCGAACAGGAAATTACCACTCTATTTCCTCGTTCCTGCAAAGCAAAAGCAAACCGATAACTCTTAATCTGGTCACCAAGACCCCCTTCCAGATTAAGCAGGACAGTTCCTTCTTCTCCATTCCAGATAGGTTGTTTGGAACCTATATGCCTGTTGCCAAATACATCTTGCCTTCGCCCTTGATCTAAAAGTTTATGCCCCTCCAATAATTTACCTTGTCGGAGCAGATACCATCCACGGTTAAAAGCTGCGCGTTGACAGGTTGGGGTTTCCTTCTCCAGTTGTTGAGCAATTTCCCAACCCTTCTTAAAATCTCCCCGTATCCCTGCTGCTAATTGCAGGTCTATCAAGGTCTCTTTCTTTGTAGGTTCTGGCTGGTCATTCCAGAACTCTCCGCCAGAATAATGCTCCCATAACTCATCGCCCAACAACTCTTGTGGAGAGTACTTCTGTTGACTAACCACTGGACGTATCCGGTGCAAATCTTTAATGCCCCATATCCCGTCCTCCTCTGTCGAGGGAGGGACATTATCAAGTTCATGGGTGAATTGTTCTACCCCAATGAAATCAGAAATACGATTCATCTGAATCTGAGTGTGGTTTACCAATTCATCATATTCAATAAGCAAAAGATTATCTGGATACTCCTTATAAGCATTACGTAATTCAGTATAAGTATTAATAATATACACACTTAAATCTTTAATAAGACTTTCTTTCCCATGAATATACTCAGCATTTTTCGAGGGACGAATAAGTTTATAAACCGAAGCAAGACATTCATTGATAGGACGTACCGTTGCAACAATCTTAACTTCTACCTGATTTTTCATCATCAATTTGATAACTTCTAAATCAGTCCATGTTCTTGATTTATCAAAAATTATAGGACAATCAACTTTCCCGTACCGATATTGTTTCAATACTTCTACACATTCTTCTTTTTTCAATCCATCTGACTGTACAGTTGTCAAAGTAGTGTTAGTTTCCCAGAAACCATTAAAAGCCATCAGAATATCTGCCATATTACTTGTATTACTGGCATAAGTATCAGGACGCTGGTTTAATAAACTAGTTAAAAGTGTTGAACCAGATCTTGGGATTCCAGCTAAGAATTTTAATTTCTTCATCAAGCCGACCGTATACCGTGCATAACGTTACTTTGAGAATTACCTACTGAAATCCAATCTGTATCAGAGCCGACCTGTGCTGGTGAACTAATAGATGTAGTATTTCCTTGGGCAGTAAGACCATTGGCACCATCTCCCCAAGTCCATAACGTGCCATCAGTTTTAACACTTGCACCAACCCAATTCGGAGCAGACGTTACCTTCCAATCTGTTAAAGAACCAACCTGAACGGGAGAAGACCTATTAGTTGTATCTCCTAAACCTAATTGACCTTTATCGTTTTTACCCCAAGTCCATAACGTGCCATCAGTTTTAACTGCTAAAACATTATCTTTATAACCCATTTCCGCATAAGACCATTCCGTAGTACCAATTTGAACAGGAGAAGATTTACTAGTAGTAGTTCCATCACCTAGTTGACCGCTAGCATTATGACCCCATGTGAATAGAGCACCGTCTGATCTAAGAGCAACAACGGCAAACCACCCTTGATTGACTAAAGTCCAAGTTTCCAATGACCCAATTTGAGCCGGGGATGATACTGAAGTTGTACTCCCAGTCCCTAATTGCCCTTGTCCACCATATCCAACGGACCACAATTGACCCGAAGTATCTGAGCCATGATTAGTAATAGCAAAAGCAGTCCTATAGTTTCCACTGCATTTTATCCAATAGGTTGCAGACCCAATTTGAACTGGTGAGGAATAGGCCGTTGTATCCCCTTGTCCAGCTTGTCCGTAAGAATTGGTACCTCCTACATGCCACCAAGTATTATCCGTTTTCGTTGCCCACGTTTCATAACCACCTGTGCAAGTGGCCCAATCTGTTAAAGAGCCAACTTGAACAGGAGAACTGTACTGAGTAGTATTTCCATGACCAAGTTGACCATTACCTCCTCGACCCCAAGTAAAAAGTTTACCATCCTCATCAATAGCCATTGTAGAATCCCCGGCAGCACTATATTTCCATGATCCATAATCATCTAAATCTACAATTTGCCAATTTGTATTACTTCCAATTTGAACAGGAGAAGATCTATCAGTACTACTTCCATCTCCTATTGCACCTTGTGAGTTTTCTCCCCATCCCCAGAGAGTTCCTACATTACCACCAGCACTAGTCGAACCAGCAGAACCCATCATTGCTCGTCTAATATTAGACATTACGATGGACTCTTACTGTCAGCACTGGCAACCATACCATGCCAGATTGTGCCACCATCGGTGGTAATAAAAACGAGGATATCTATTCCACTGGTAGTTAAAGTTGGTGCCGTCCCACCGGCCCAATCTACAGTACCAGGCCAATTTACCGTTTGCGATCCACCGTTTGTCAGGAACAGTGTAAAACCGCAAAGCTCGTCAGAAGCAGTAGGATTGCTAAATGTAAAAGTATTGGCAGAAGTGTCTACTGTAGCTACAACATTGTTACCTAAAGTTAGATCAATATCTTGTGTACCTCCACCAGTACTACCAATAGCATTGGTGACTTCCCCATAATCTTTAAGATTAATAGCCGAAACCGTTTGGTCGGCACCTGTGACAGCACCTGCTAGAGTTTGCGCTGGGACAGCATTGACATTCTCAACCGCAAATGTTCCTAAACCGATTGATGTTCTAAGTGTAGCTCCAGATTCAGCAACTGGGTCAGTAGTACCGTCACCTACAATCATTTCACCATCAGCTAAGGCTGCCATAGCTGTAATAGCGCCAGTACCAGAACCTAATAAAACTCCACCATCAGTTAATGATGATGCACCAGTTCCACCGTTAGCTACGCTAAGATCAGTCCCCAAGGTTAATGCACCGTCGATTGCCGCCGCACCAGTACATTCCAAAGTAGCAATCTGTAAATCTGAAAGAGCATTTGTGACTACCGCTCCGCTTCCGGCCCCATCACAATAGATAATGGCATTTTTTCCATTTTGTATGGTGACAGATGCTCCTCCTCCACTTCCTTGTTTCATAAGTAATGAATACGGGCCGCTTGAGCCAGTATCAGTAGTAGCGTTTTCAATAATAAACCAAGCAGTAGTGGTATCTGGAGCAATGGTCACCGTACAGTTCTGGGCTAATGAACCTGTAAATTTGATGACCCGGAACATGCCATCCTGAAGATTTTCCGTTCCAGTTCCAGGAGAAGCCTCTCGAACCGTAAGGGTGGCTGTCGCTGCATCCGACAAGGCAACTGCCTTGTATGCGGCAATCCGATCCAAAATATCAAAGTTAAAATTAGTGGTATCACCCCAAGCGCCAGTTTGATCCCCAGCAGCCATCTCTTCGATACCAAAATTAGTAGTATATGATGAAGCCATATTATTATCCTACGCTGCTATTGGCACCCAGTTAGCGTCTTGTGTCGTGTCAATCACACTCCATACATTTGGCGTTGCTACAAGTCCTTGTGCCTCAACCCCTGTAACAACAAACGAAACCCCTTTTCCAATATCCCCAATTTCACCAACTGCTTCAACGCCAGTAACCCCAAAAATAAGCTCTGTGACTATAGATTCAGAACCTAAAGAACCGGCAGCTTCAACTCCTGTGGCAGAAACAGCCACCTCTGTAACTACCGCAACAGTGCCAATAGAACTGGCGATCTCAAGCCCTGTAACTTCCTCAGTTGTATCAACAACAATTGAAACAGAACCTAAAGCTCCCGCAGCTTGAACCCCAGTAACCACTAGTGGGGCTGGTTGGCTCCAAGGGCCACTACTCCAAGTTTCTCGGCTCCAACCGTATAACAGGGCCACTTCGTTACTCTTATGCTATGCGAATAATCGCGTTGTTGGCGTCATTCGCAGGATACTGGATCGTAAAATCCCCTGCACTCGATGATTTATCCCCACCAAAATCTAAAACACAAACACTAGGGTAGGCCGCATGATTTACAGACGCGCCCGTTCCCGCTGTATTCAGGGTGGAATTATATATTACCGCGCACCTTGCGCCTGTAATCGTGGAAGTACTCCAGGTAGTATCTGCAAAATCCAGAAAAGCCGTTGGAACAGAAGAACTGTTATCTGCAAGTCCCAAGGTAACACTACCAAGGGCAGCTCCTCCTGCTGAATAAGCAGTCCCGCTTACTTCATTCGTCGCCGTATAACCAGTTAGATCCTCATTGGCATCGGTTCTACTTGAAGTAAACATTGCAATTTTAAAGGTGTCCGCCGAAATACCAGAAGACCCTGTCCTAGTGTGATCCAGCCAAAAATGGATACCCACCGTAATCTCTTTCTTGTAAGTACCGCACATGGCCTGATTAATAGCCATTTCACAATCTCCTTATCATCTCGGCCATGTCTTCATGCCCTTGCTTCTGAAGTAAAGCCCAAATAGTGGTTCGTTCACTTTGCGCCATTTGCTTTAGGTAGTAGAGTATTACATCCCTAACCTTATTTCTATACGCGACCGCCTGATCCCGTATAGGAGGGGGGGCCTTTTCGTTGATAACCATAATCTTGTTCATAGCCATATCAGCCATTGTTTCCGGGCTATGACCACCATTATTTGAGGTAAATACTTTAACCGTCCCCAAATCTCCTTGACCGGTCGCTTGAAGCATCAGGCGAGTTCCCTCCTTACGCGGTCAAATCTATATTCTTCTTGAGTCTGCTGCGCTTCTCCTAGATTTTTAAGACCTTGGAGAGATTCCATATAGCGACTGTTATAAAGCGTTAACAAATCCTGCTCCCCCTTCATGAACGTGTATGCCTCAACTAAGCTACCGTACAAAAGAGCCAACTCTGCGTTGTCACCAAGCCAACTGGTTCCATCTGAAGTCTCTGTAATAGAAGTAGGACGGAAGAAATAATGCAACTCCATAGTCAAAGCATCATTTGGAGTAGGCGCTAATAAAAAAGTAGTGTCGTTCCAATCCCCATAATACAAAGGAACCCCCGTTGTGCCAGGATTCGGGGTGTAATCCTGTAAAAAAGTTACATGTTTGTATAAAAGAAACTCATTTTTAGAATCACTAATCACACTCAAAGAAAAAGGTGCTAAAAAGTCACTGGGTTTTGACAAAAACTTTTGCGAAGCAGTCGTAGTTCCTTGAGAATTTTGCCTAAAAACGTCTAATTGTACCTCTTTTAAGATGCGTTCTTCTGCATTCAAAATAAATCTTGTGAGATTATTAACAAAAGTAGTCTCAGTATTATCGGTATAATCCTGGATTGCGGTTTTAAGTGTTGCAAATGTATAAGCCATACTATGGACTCACTGTTACAGGGCCAGCGGAAGCAAAACCACCCCCACCTCGGACAGATCCACTTGTGGCAGTCCCGCTACTGGCGGTAAAGGTATAATTAGCATCATCGACTTTCGTAATAGAAAACCCGGCAGCAGTTTCAATCATACTGGCAGTGAAGCCATCAAAGGCCTCTGCACTACGAAATCGGACTGTATCCCCCGTGCTTCTACCGTGTCCTGGTTGGTATACATTGATAGTTGTCGATCCAGAATCCCCTGATCTGAACGGATTAAACTGAAGAAGAACTTCTACTGGCGGTTCCACCCTGTCTGGGCGACTTATGCGTAAGGCTTGAGCGTCTGGGAGAACCTTCGCCGGCGTAAGTTGAGGCTGCTTCGCCTCAAATTCGTCCTTTCCTACCAAAAACCCATTCCATTCAATGGCCATATCTCTAAGCCGATAGGCCCTACCAGACATATCTGAGATGCCCATCGCATATTTTTCACTTGCGTATCGAGACATATTATATCCTTAAAGATCTAGCCGTGGGGACAAGACGTAAAGGAACCCCATGATCTATATCCTGATTCGCTGCCCTTTGAAATTCTTCTTCATAAATAAGCTTCAACCCTTCTACTCGTTGAGGAGATCGTTTTAAAGCTATGTGATAAGATAATCCAGCTACCAAACAAGGTAAAAAGCGAAAAGGAATCTGGGCAGTATCAGTGGACGCATCCGCATCCTCAATTCGTTTAACACGATAATAAATAAGTTGGTCCGTCGAATTTTCAGGACTTGGCCAGAGCGTTACAGTAGGCGTGATTTGACGATTTACATAGAACTGCGTGGGCCGCGCCTGAGTAGTTTTCGTAGGGATATCCAAATAATTAGATCGTCCAATACGGTTTATGGACAAATCCTGGCTATCTCTACGAATTACAGCTTCTAGTACGTCCACGGTTGCTTGGACATCTGTCAATCCCGGATTAGCGGTAACAGTAGTAGTAGCCGCACTCGAGGATCCAGTAATGGTTTCCGCAGCCGTAAAATCACCGCTCGGAACCGTTAAGGTCATGGTAGTGGAAGAAGGGAGTGTGATAATAGAAGCGGTTACTGCACTAGTACCACCTGTTATCGTTTCCCCAACAGAGAAGCTGGTTGAAGACCCAACCGTCATGGTAATAACACCAATAGGATAGGTTGCTATGGAAGAGGAAGTCGATAACTGAGCTAAAGTCTGTGTGACTTGCTCAATCGTCCAGAGATTTAACCCCCGGTTCGCCCACTCTGCAAAAAGAAGATTTAGTGATCTTCGTGCAGTCTTGGCATCATACCCAGTTCGTAATTCGAGGCCGCACCTTTCAAAGGCTTCCTCTGTAATTTCGGCCATATCCAGGTTGAAATCAACCGATCCAGAAGTTGCCATTAAATATCTCCTAACCCCAAACCATCATGCGAAGTCCCACCACTAACTGTCCTATTATCAGAAATCCTATCCCCCATAAACGTCTACTCAGGGTATCTAACGATTTTTGGAGATGATAGAGGTCGTTTGTTTTAACAACATCTATCTTTTGAGAAAGAAGCTTGAGTTCACCTTTTATCTCGACAAGCTCAAGCTCATTCTTACGGGAAAGGTCGTCCACGATTAGAACTCTTTAATACATTCAAGGACCACGGTGTAATCATCACCAGCGGCATGTCCAATAGTAGTAAATCTGATATCCCCAGTAGGACTTGTAGCACTATTTACTAGGCCCCCAAAGGAAGAGAAAT